TCATTCGGACGTGACCACAGCAAAATGCAGTCCCGGGTGATTAATCAATAACGGTTCACGGGGTCTGCTGGCTGTCTGCAACTGCATACTGTTAACTGGTACGGGGGAGCGGGTCCTGTATCCCGTCTGCAACTGTGCGCTGTTCATGGTCATGGGGTCCGTTGTCGGCAGACCTGAGTGCAATTGCGCCCTGCTGAGTACCAGTGGTTCTGCCGTCGGACGGGCGGCATAAAAGTTAATCCGGTTAATTGTCAGCGGCTTACCTGTCAGTGCCGGAACAAGTGCAAAATGCAGCCCTGCACAGTTAACCGTTAACGGTTCTTCTGGTTTATATCCGGCCTGAATCTGTATGCGATTAACGGATAATGGCGGACCGGACACAGCCTCATCGTTACCATCGGTGTAAAAAAACTCATACCCTGTTCCACCCATGCGGTAATTTTTCAGGAGACATTCCAGCTCGCGGGTGCGTCCGCTGATTAATGGTGTCATGACATCATCAACACAGGTAAAACGCCCGGCGTCGCTGTCCTGAACCTCCACTTTCAGCAGCCAGCGATACCGCGCCGGATGCAGCGGGTACATGCAGTCGCGCAGGCAGTGATGCGGCAGAACGGCCGTCACCTTGATGGTGAAGCCCAGCGCCGCAGCAGCGGCTTCAATCTGCCAGGTTGCCAGCCCACCCTTGCGGCGGTATTTCTCCACCACGGCACGACGGCGGGCTTCCGTTGTGGTGGCGGCAATTCCGCATTCCGGCAGCGCCAGATACTGCTCCCACTCCGGCAGCAGCTGGAGCATGGTTTCCGGGCGCATCTCCACATGCAGACGCGAGGCGTCGTATTCAATGCGGGTTAAACGCGCTGCAAGCGCCCTTAAAAAACGGTTTAAATCCGCGTCGTTATCACGCGGCCATGCTTTACCCCGTGGCATGACCTGTTGCAGTGCGGTCAGCCATTCCGTCACGCTGTGAGCCATGTCACCTCCCCGATGGTGATAAGCTCATCCACATCACTGGTGGTGTCTTCCCCGATGTTGAGAAAGTAATCTGTAATGCCGGATGTCATACCGATGGTCGTGCGCAGCGAGGACACCGGCAGCATCTGACCAGGGGCCAGCGTTTTCTGTAATGCTGTCAGGTTTGCCCGGACGGCGTTCCTGTTCGCCTGGCCGTCCGGTGTCAGACGGATGGACAGGTCGACTTTCTTCAGCCTGACCTGAACCGGCCAGACCTCAATGCCGCCCGGTTTGCCCACCATAACCCCAGTGGCCGGGTGTTTGTGGCAGAACAGATACTGCTCCATTGTCTTCAGGTCTTTGCGGGTCGGTACAATATCTTCACGGTCATCGTAAAGCCATGCCAGTCCGACCGTGCCGGGGCCGTGCCACGCATCCCACGCCCACGCGCGGCTGACGCCAGCCACTTCGCGAGCCCAGATGACGTAATCATGCAGAGCACCGCCCACCGGGGGATTGCGACGCACATACAGCAGACGGTCCAGCAGCTCCGCGATGGATTCAGTGTCTGCGCCACCGGTGATGCCACCTTCAGCCACCACGCCTGCACTGGCCGTTCCGGGCAGCGGAGATAACAGGGTCAGCACGGCACCGGCAGCAAGATTACCCGCCACCCCGGCTTCTTCAGCCTGCACAATGACGGTGACCTCGCCGTCCCGTACCTCACCGGATGTGAGCACCTGGTACACCTGATTCGTGTCGGACTGCATCCGTGTTTCAGCCGGAAGGAGAGACTGACTGGTGAAGGTCACCGGCCCGCTGGCAAAGGTGGCCTGTTTGCGGATAACCCCTTCATACGTTGCTGTTTTGATAATGGTTTCATCATCAGACGTGGCGGACGGGATTATCTGGTCCTTAATCCAGCTCTGATGGTCGTATAAATCCCGGACCTGACTGCTGAATGACACGTTCAGCGCCTGCTCAACACTGACAGGCGGCAGCTTTTGCAGGCCGAGTTCATACGCAATATCTTTTTCGCCGTCGGCAATCAGTTTGCCCAGCGTGGGGATTTCATACGGCATTAATGGTGGCCTCCCATCGACGGGGGATTTCGATTGTGAGCGTGGTTTTGTCCGGGCGGGTTAACACCACCTGAAAGGCAATACAGTCAGGGACGATGATTCTGGCCGTGACAGTGGCGTTACGGGCGTAACCGGCCCGCAGCAGCGGTTGCATGGACAGCCGTGCGTAATCTTCCACGCGCAGGCGGACATCTTCCGTCAGCTTTTCACGCTCAAGCAGCCACAGGCGGGAACCCCACGAAAAATCGCTGTATGTGTCGCCCGGCCAGCCACGCGGGTCGCCGGAACCATCAGGGATGACATCATCGTCATCAGCGCGGGCATCGGTGAAAAGGCAGATAAGAACCTGAGTGACCAGCCCCTCATCCCGTGAGAGGCCGTTATGGGTGACGGTGATGTCACCCCGTGAGAGCATGTTATTCCAGCGGATTCCTGTCGTCATACGGGCGGTGATGTCTTCTCATTGTCGCCGTCCTTATGAATATGATTGCTGAAAGATTTACCGTTGATGGTGACATCTTCAGTAAATTCACAGGGACCGACGAATTTCATTTGTTTACCGATAATATTCAGCAATTCGTCGGCGGTGAGATTTACCGTTTTCCCTGAAACGTCTAATTGTTCCCCTGTTATTTCAATAACGCCGTTTTCCTTCAGGGTAATGTGTGATTTTCCGTCCCGGTGATACAGCCGGACGTCGCCGGGGGACAGGTCTTTAGGGCGACATCGCTTGTCCTCCACTGCGATGGCAACCAGCCCGTCACGCCGTCCGCCAACGGCCAGCACTATGGCTTCAGAACCTTCCGGCGGAACGGAAGTAAAACCGTAATTCTGGAAGCGTTCCACGTCGTCATCGGTGGCATCTGCCAGCGTCTGGATTTGCAGGTTCTGCCGCTCCAGACTGTCAGACACCATGCGGACAATGGCACGGTCAACCATCAGCCGCAGACGGCGGGTAATTGCGCTTAATCCCATGTGACCACCGCTTTTGCTGATTTCTTCGTTTTCACTTTCATTTCCGGCATGTCCAGTGATTCAGGCGGAACCAGCGCCAGAACCGTTATCCGCCCCTGTGCACCATCCGTCCAGGTCACCCCGGATATCAACCAGGTGGTTTTCAGGTTCTGAATACTGTCGTCGATATCAACAAGGCGGTTGGTCTGCCACAGCGGGCCGCTGTCGCCCTGTTCGCGCCAGCCTGCCACCGTGATTTCCGTCGTGCGGGCCTCTCCCAGCATCCGGGCTTTGAACCATTCCCCGCGAATGCTGGCTCCACCCACGGTCAGACTGTCTTCATTGACCAGAATGCGCGGGCGGTAACGGTTAATTTCCGGGTCTTCGGTGATGTACTGGCGACCGCCCACCATCGAGGCAGGCTGGCTGTCCCACAGTTTGCCACCGGCACTGGTGGTGCCCTTGATGATGTACTGACTGTTACGCTCCCGCCAGCTGAAGCGCCCACGGGCGGCGAGGATATTTTTTCCCAGCACCAGTGAGACACCTGCGCGAACGGAAGAGGCGCGGGTGATAATCAGGTTACCCCCTCCGTCAGACGTCAGCAGAACGCCGCGCTGTTTTGCCAGCCGGTCGAGCAGTTCAAAGCCCGTTTCACCCTGTTCCAGAACGACAGACGCAAACGCCTCCCCGGTCGGGGTTTCCGTGATGACGGTTATCCCGAACGGGCGGCAGACATCAGCCGCCACCTGTTCAAGCCGCACGCCTTTCCATTTCCCGGACGAATGCACCACAGAGCAGTCCACCAGGTCACCGGTTTTGTCGCGCCCCATGACGCGAATCTCCACGTTTTCTGCGTCATAGCTGGGAATAAAATCATCGATATACCCCGTCAGCACGGTATCCGCACCCAGCCTGACCGTGCAGGGTTGCCCCTCACGAATCACGCGCGGTGCCGCCGCTGACCAGCGGGTTGTCACACTGAGATCAAACTCACCGGCAATCGCCTTCAGGGAACGACTGACGGACATTTCCGTCCAGCCTTCCCACAATTTGCCGTCAACGGTAAGAATCACGGAGCCCATCAGTCGGTAATCTCCACAGGTTGCGTTGGCAGTATGAATGACGGATGGCGCAGGCGGTTACGCTGCACGATTTCATCCCGTCGGCTGGTGTCACCATGCTCGCGCCATGCCAGCAATGCGGCAGATGTGGTTGTGGTCAGCGTCACCTGCCGGGTTTCCGGCAGACGGGCGGCACGCTCGCGGGCATCCGTAATCACGGCCTGCCGTAAATCACGCAGCGTTCGCCACAATGCCCGCTGGTTATTTTCCACCGCCGCGACCGCCTGCTCATGCAGTTCAGCCGCCAGCGCGTCACCGGCAGATAATGCCGCATCACTGGTATCGAACGTCATCGAGGCCACGGCACTGGCCTGTCCCAGCAGGGTTTCCAGCACAACCACCTGGCGGAAGTCGTCAATGTTCTTCTGCAGGCTGTCAGATACCGGCTGATAATCCGCTGACAGCCCGATGGCAAAGCCGATTTCACCGTCTGCCACGCTGCCGGGCTTCACGGTGATATCTTCCGGCAGTGCGCCAGTGGCAACCTGTCGGGCGCGCTCTCCGGCCCACTGGTTGCGTAATGTCGTGTAAACCGCCAGTGCTTCGGGTGATTCCGTCACCAGATCAACCACGCCGTCAATGAGCGAGGACAGCTCACTGACCAGACGACCCGGCGTGGCAATAATGGTTCCGGCCATCTCCTTAAAATGGTTCAGCCTGTCCATCCACTGATTCAGTGCCGTCGGTAACGTGGGCAGGTTGGCCACAAGGTTTTCCATATCGGCCAGAAAGCTGTCGGCCATCTCACCCAGCCCGTCAGGTGCACCGAACCAGTTGCCATCGTCAATGGCCGCTTTTACCGCATCAATGCCCGTCAGCACTTCCTGCTGCGTGTTATCCGCCGCAGACGGGAACAGACGCTCGCCTGCCTCAAACACTTCAAATGTGACATACGCAATGCCGTCTTCCTCCGTGCTGAGGCGATGGGTGACCTTGCCAACCTGTACGGTCTGTATCCCGAACCACGGATGGATAAGCTCGCCGGGGCCGGGGGGATTGAGCGCATCTAAAAGGGCGTTTAAATCAGCCTGGAAGTTGCTACCCAACAGCTTCGCGTTAATCTGCTGTTGCCCCGGAACGGCCCCGTTATCATCCGTCCAGGCGGTTTCACGCCGGGGATAAGCACGGGGAATGGCACGACGGCCACCTGTGCCTTCCGTATCCACCAGAAAAAAAGGGACACCGCGAAACGAGGCGTCGCGCAGCCCGTCCCATTTGCCTTTGCTTGTTGTCATTACCCTTGCTCCACGCTGGTGACGCCAGCCTGCGCACTGAGTCTGACGCCGGGTTGATCCACTCTGACGCTTTTCACGCGGGCGTCACCTTCCACCACCACACGGATTTCCCCCTGCAATTGCTGCGGAAGGAAAGGATAATTCTGTGTGGGTTGCATACCTGCCCACGGTCGCGGGTCGGCAATGTTCTTGTCACCCAGTGAATTGAACCAGTCTGTTACCTTACGCCAGACGGATTCCAGTGCTTTCTGGTTGTCCTGGCTTTGTTGCGCGAACTCGCGCTCCCACGGGCTGGCGTCAGTGGCACCGGCAACGGATTTAGTGAGCGTGTCAACCTCGCCCGGCAGGGCGTGTTGCGTGGTCAGAAAATCGTAAAATTCCAGACCAGCAGCAATGATGCCTGCACCTTTACCTGCCTTTCCTCCACGGTTCCCCGGACCTTGTGGATTGCGGGAGTTACGGGGATTGCGCGATGAATCCGGCGCATCCGGCAGACCACCGGTATTACCCTTCATCCCGCCACTGCCCATATTGACCACATAAACCGGCATCACACCGGAGCCGAAAACATCCGTAATGCCGCCGGGTATCCCTTTGCCTTTCTCTTTGGGATTCATGATGTCGTGAATGGTTTTACCGAACTGGTACGTCTTTCTGATGGCGATAATGCCACCCAGCGCGATCGCCATATACTTACCGACCTGCAACCAGTTCTGGACAGTGTTCTGGTCCACGCTGTTGAGCGCATCAGCCAGTTCCTGAACGGGCTTTGCCAGTTGTCCTTCAGCAAAACGTTGCCATTCGTTATTCAGTGATTGCATTGCAGCATTAAAGCCTTCGGCATTGGTCTGTGCGGCCTTTTGCGTGGAACCCAGATCAATCGTGCCGTAAATCATTTGTTCCATCAGTTGCCGGTTTTCAGGGTTGAGCAGCGCCTTAATCCCCTGCATCCCGGTCAGATCAAACACATCCTGAAGTTTCAGCGGGTCGTATTTGGCCCGTTTAAGGATTTCCATCATCAGCTCATAGGGCTTTTTGATGTCTTTTGTGCCTTTGACAAAAACGTCAATGCCGTTTTTTTTCAGGAACTCAATGTTCTTTTTGTCCGACAGGGAGGCATACATGGCCTGAATACTGGTTACCGTCTCATCAATGCTGCCTTTGTTTTTGGCGAACACCTGAGCAAATGCCCCCATCTGGGCAATGGCTTCCGGTCCCTGATCCTGAATGATGGAAAACAGTTTCGGGGCAGCGCGGGCAACATCGGCAACGCTGACAGACCCCACTGCGAACTGCGAATACAGCCTGTCCATCATGTTATTGACCGCATCAGCACCCCGAACGTTTTTTTCCCAGAACTGGGCCATCAGCCCGGCTGCAACCTGTCCGTCAACACCGAACGCCTGCATCATCAACCCCATGTTGCGGAGGTTGTCCACCACATACTGATAATCACCGGTTTTCCCCAGAAGTTCGCTGGCCCCCTGACCAAGCGCAGAGGCATCAATACGAATATCTTTCTGGTTCGATACATCCCTGATTTTGTCGTGAAGCGTCTTTACCTGTTCAGTGGTTAACTGGGCATCCGTACCCATCCGGCGCATCTGCGCATCAAAATCGGCAACCTGTTTGATAGTAAGACTACTGCCAAGCCCGGCTATCATTGCCGTGTAGCGGTTACCCAGCACGTCGAGGCCACGTGTGGCAGATTCCGTAGTGGCTTTAACAAGGCGCATAGCCTTCTGATGGTTCCGGGCGAACTGCGACATGTTTGCGCCGTATTGCCGGGCTTTGGCGGTCAGGTTCCCGGCAAGGTTGATCATGATTTCCGTGCTGAGACGGTTACCTGTTGCCATGCTGTTTCTCCAGTTGCTTTATCAGGCGGAACAGCTGTCGCAGGGGCAGCTGTTCCAGGTACTGAATGCTGAATCGCGAAGACAGGTTAACCAGCAGGTTCATCAGTGCCGCCGCCAGCGGCATCAGTTCGCCCCCGCGTTGCCACCTCCTCAAGCATTTCATCCAGCGCAGCGGCTTTCGTGCTGATAAGTTCAAGGTCTGCCGGGTGGAGCATTCGCAGCTGTTTCATGTCCAGCGGGCCGGGGATATTACCGATTGACGCAACCTGACGGCGCATCATCTCCAGCCCCATCAGCACTTCCGAGCAGTAAGCCACCGCCTTTCCGTTCCCGCCCATGACGACGCGTTCTGCGGCCAGTTGCGCATCAATCACGTCACTGGCGGTCAGTTCGCGCAGTTTCACGGTTTTATGCAGGGTTTCATCTGCCGTGCCTTTGCCGGTCAGAAGCCCGTGTTTCAGTTCAAATTCCATTGCGGCCATGTCACACCTTCACGCATTTTTCACCGATAAAGTTCGCACTGATGGTGCCGGAATCCTCGTCCAGCTCCGCCGGGTTATCCGTGGCTGAACCCGTCATCATGTAGTTCAGGCCGTTGTCGCCGTAGAACATCACCGTGACGTCTTCCCAGCTGCTGATTTCAATCACGTCCATATCCGCTGCTGCCGCAATGGTCACCTTGATGGACGGCGAGGCCATCTTGCTGGAGATGCCCCAGACCTTGCCGCCGCCCATATGCTGGGTGCGGCTGAAGCCGCCCGGATTCAGTATGGATTTCCCCTCGGTTTTAATTTCGCGGCCATTCACGCGAATGGTCGCCATGCCAAGAATTTTTGCCATGCGGCCCCCTTAAAGTTTGAACTGAATCAGGCCTGCCAGCACACGCAGCTGGTTCACCAGATTCGGGTGGCAGATAAAGTTCAGGCGGTTTTTATCACTGCTGTCGCGTGTCACCTGAAGCGTGTCCCTGTAATCGCTGAAGTTCTCCACAAGGCCCGCCGGGAGGAGTTCGGTCTGGCAGATATCCAGCAGCTCTGCGGTGCACAGCTTCGGCGTCATCACCGGCTGCCCCGCATCCAGCGAGTCCAGCACGTCATCGTCCGCCAGCTTGTGGCGCGGATAACGGTTCGTGAAACGGTTCTTGATGATGTAACGGATACGGCCCAGCGTGGCGGGTGACTGCACATCCAGGTACGACACATCCGCATCACCGTACTGATTAACCCGGTACATGGTGATTTCACGCTCGATGCAGACGTTATCCCCGGCGTCCACCATGTGCGTGGCAATGCCGTCATGCAGCAGCAGGTTACGTTCCGGCATATCCCAGCGAACATTACGCGCAGGCGGCAGAATGCCGGTCAGAACCAGCGTCTGAAGCGGACGCGCCGGGTCAATGGCAAGGTGATACGCTGCCGTTGCGCCGTATGACGCGGCCCACATCCACGCCGGGTGCGGTGACAGGTTGGTGCCGATACAGCTAATCAGCCAGTCATTGCGGGTTTCACCAAACGTGCCGGTTTCCCCGTGCGTGCCACGAAACGCTGTCCACAGCTGCGCCTCCATCATTTTGAGCGGCCCCCAGCGATTCAGCAGTTCATCACGCAGGGTGTTCAGGCTTTTCGTGTCGGTGAACGGGGCGATGATATCGGTAAACCACTCCGGGCCGATGGCCGCAACGGCATCCGCCATTTCCGGTGTCCCGGTGCCGTCGGTAAACGCGGTTGCGGTCACCTTCACACCTGCCGGGAAGGCTTCACCGGTGTAGTAGTTCAGGCGAACGTCGGCACCGTTGCCGGTGACGCCGTGCCAGTTCACGGTCAGCTCCACGGTATCCGTGGCATCATCCTTCACCGCAGCGGCCACCTGCGTGGCAGGCTTTTTCGTCACCGCATCAGCAATGGCTTTTGCAATGTTTTCCTTCGTAGCCCCGGCGCTCACGCTCACCTGAACGGACACACCGTTAATCAGCAGTGCCACCGTTCCGGCTTCAGTCGCTGTCCCCAGCACGGTCAGCGTGGCTTTTGCGGCAGCGCCTTCAGGCGCGGCAACCGGCATTGCCCAGGGTTCCGTGTACGTGTTGGCACGACGCAGCATTTTGAGCATTTCAGCCAGCATCGACCCTTTGCCATAAAGCTGGTCTGCCTGGCTGTCACTGGTGATGCGGGTCAGTGACAGGGCGTCTGCGCTGCCGGACGATACCGCATGGCCCATGACCAGAATTTTTCGGCCTTGCGCGGATGCACCATCCAGCGCCTGTGAATTGTCGATATCGATCCAGACAAGCGGGACGCGGATATCATCAGGAATTGAACCCAGCGACATAGATTTACTTCCTCTTTCGTTTCTGGTTTTTGGTTTCAGAACGGGATGTTTCTGCCGGAATATCAGCAATCACCACATCCCCTTCGGCTTCACGACGTCGCCAGTACGCCCCGACGTCGAGACGTTCCCCTTCCGGGGATAAATGCGCGCCATCCGGTTTACGGACACGGATGCTTTCCCGCGCTGGCTTAATCAGTTTCTGTTCCATCGTCACCCCGTACATGGATCACGTCGTTAATCTCAGTATGTTCACCGCTACGCAGCGTTGTCCCGAGGCGCAGGAAGTCCGGGAGAGCGGCGAGATCAATCTCTTCATCCAGCTGAAATTCCTGCTCCCACGTCACCGCCCACATGGTGACGCCCAGCCCGTCGAGGCTGGCGGAGTAAATGTTGTCTGCCCGCACGTCAGCAGCCATGCGTTCAGCCCCCATGCCCGCTGTGGCATCTGACGACAGCAGACGTTTGATCACCTTCCCGGCCAGCACTTCACAGCGCACGTCGCGGGAGTACCCCCACGAATCCGTCGCCATGATGTAAGCCACCCAGGTGACCAGACCGGACAGCCCGCCGCGCGGGTTAATATCCCGGACGCGCAGGGCAGCTACCCGGATACAGCCGGTGCGACCGGACAGATAGCGTTTCACTTCATCGGGGCTGTTGAACTGGCCGATGTGACGCTCCACCACGTCGGCCCGGTCAGGGGTGTTTCCCTGAAGCGCTGTTTTCAGCCAGGCCACAATGCGCTCTGCGGCCGCAACTGTGCTCCCCGGTGTGCGCAGTTCAGGGCGTTGTTCTGTCATGGCAGAACCTCCTTCCAGAAATGACTGATAACCTGTTGCAGCTCCTGCTGGTTGGCAGAAGACAGCCCCAGAAATTCACGTTGCGGAATGTTCATCATTCGGTTATGTGCGCCGACGGTCTGCCAGACCGGATATTTCAGCGCCCGCCCGAAACACTGCGAGATAAGCCGCTTGTGGGCGCTGACCGGCACACTGCCGGAAAAGCCGTCATTCATGATGCGGGCATAATCCAGCGGTGAACCGATACGCACCACGCGGTTTTCCACAATGTACTGGATACTCTCCAGTAGATGACCTTCACCGCGCAGCAGACTCTGGTTGCCGTGGCGGGGCTTTTTGTACCCGTCAGACCAGTCCGGCCAGCGTTCGCCACCCGGACTGGTTTTCTCATCGATGATGCGGCGGCGGGTCTGTGATTCCACCACCGCACCGATGCTTTCCAGCAGCTCTGCCTGCAATGAACCATCTGCCAGCTTTTCAACGGCACGGCGGATATCCTCCAGCCGCTGGTCACCGCTGACCTGTACAGAAATCCCCATCACAGCCCCCCTTTCAGGTTGTTACGGGTGAACAGCCGGGCATTGGCACCCACCACAATGATCTTCCCGTGGTCGGTTTCTGCCGGGGTGGCATACGTCGGCAGACCCAGGTCACGGGTGCCGTTCGCCATCTCACGCAGGGTTTTAATGGCGTCGTCGTAGCGTTTCTGGATCAGCTCCGTGATTTGATTGTCACGCTCTGACAACCAGTAAAACGCCAGCGATACCGCCACGCGTTGCAGCGGGCGCGGGATTTCCGTCACTCCCAGCGGCAGCGGGTAGCGGCGGGGCAGAAACGAATCAATTTCCGCTTCGGCATCACTGATGGCCTGACGGATTTTGTCTTCATCCAGTTCGTTGGTTTCCCGGTTAATCGCCATGTTCCAGACAAGATTGCCGTCCGCGCGTAACAGGTCTTCCTGCGTGATATACCCCATCAGCCTTTCTCCGCTTCCCGGACAATCAGATTCGGTTCAGCCATCAGGCGGGTGGCAACCGCAGCGGTCACCGCCACATCCTCACCGGCATGTGACCAGAAACGGCCACAGCGCCAGAACCCGTTTTCAGACACGGCCCGGACGTTCAGCCGGACAGGGGCGTCACCCTGTACAGCAGCCGGGGCTTCAGCCGGACGTGGTTCATTCGCCTGACCGTCAGCCACAATAACGTCTGCCAGCGGTGCCGGGTTTTCCTGTGCTGCGCTGTTCTTTGCGGCTTTCGCGCCTTTGGTTCCTGCTTTTTCACTCATGACTCTGCCTTTTAAAAGGCAGTTAAAAGGGCATTCACAGCGCCTTTTAACTGCGGGTTACAGATTACGGATGACGGGTTATGCCGGGGTGGTGATGAACGGACTGACCACGATGTCCACATCCTTGTACCAGATGTTGGAATCGCCGCCGTTAACCAGCATGGCGTCAATGATGCGCTTCGCGGCTGCACGGTTTTTCGGCCCCACCACAAGGGTGGTCGGGCGGATGCCCAGCGGTTCACCGTTGGTAGCCTTCATACCCAGCAGCAGATTGCTGGCCTTCTCGTAGTTCTCCGCTGTCAGTGCCGCACGGGAACCGACGGCGGTCTGCCAGAAGCCGAAGCCCGCATTGCAGCGACCGTCCACCCCGTAAAGGAACTCGTTATTCTTGAAGGTGTGCTCGCTGTTCAGATCATCCAGGGCTTCAAACTTAAAGGCGCGTCGCGTCTGCCAGATGATGGGTTTCAGTACCTGAGAATCATCAATCAGGAACCACGGTTCTCCCTGGTCTGATGCCGGGGTGCCGACAACGTTGCTGCAGGTGCCGTCGCCCAGCGGGTGGTCTTCATCAAAGAAGTTCTGACCGTCAAAACACAGGGTGTTAAACCCGGCACACAGCAGGGGGTAACACAGCTTGTCCGGGAACTCCGACGTCTGGCGGCCATAGCGTTCAGCGATAATGCTGTACTGACCAATCTGATCGTCTTCAATGTGTTCGCGTTTAACGCGGATCGAACTTTCCCAGGTTTTGTTCGCAAGGGTGTAACCATAACCGTCCAGCGTTGCCATCTGACGGGCGCTGACCCATTCTTTAATCTCCGGTAAATCCTTCATCCAGCCGTAGGTATTGGAGGCGGACGAACTCGGGATTTCAGAGGCGATACGCTGCCACTGTGGGGTGACACCACTCAGACCACGGGTATAAGCGGCGCTCAGACAGGTGGTCAGCGCGTGAAGGACTTCGGAAGTGACTGCTCCCATCAGTTATTCTCCTGTTTTGGTTTAGCGGCGAGGAACTCTTCCCCGGTAATACCCATGCTGCGGCACATCGCCAGTTCGGCGTCGGTCAGTGTCTGCACGGGTTTATCCTTGCCCTGGCTGGGCTTGTCGTTGTTCACCAGCGGCTGTGCACCTCTGGTGTACTCCGCAAACTGTTTGCGGCCTTCTTCCGTACGGCAGGTGGCAAGGAACATGTCACGGTTTGCCGGGGCCACTTTTCCGGCTTCGATGGCCGCATCCACAAGCGCTTCTGCTTCCTTCTCTTCCAGTTGCTGAAGGCGTTGTTCTGCGGTTTCGGCACGGTTCAGTGCCAGATTGTGGGTTTCCACCGGCACAAACTTCGTCAGGTCAGGTGTCTGTGCGCGGTTCAGCGCCACCTGTTCGTTCTCCTGAAGTTGTTTAATGGCAGCCACGGTATCGTCCACCGTGGCGGATTCAGCCAGCCCAAGCAGGCCGGTGATTTGCACAGGTACTGTCATCGGGTTTTTCTCCGTATTCAGTGCAGGAAAATCCAGGTTAGGTTTATTGGTCAGCCCGACGCTGGACAGGCGTGTCACCGCACCGTCCGCGTCAAAGAAAAACGCCGGGCTGTAATAGCGGTAGCGGCGCTCGCTCAGCATCCACCGGGCGGACTCACTCCAGACAACACGGCCTTCAATGGTGCTGCTGTCCGTCACCCGCAGTTCTTCCACCCAGCCATACGCCGGAGCATCTTCCCCCCGCGGGCCTTTAATTTCGGTGGCGTGTTCAATGTCCACCGGAATTTTGATGTCGGACGAACGGGCAACCACCTCATGTGGATTGCGGTTAATCCACGTCCGGCCATCGCGCCCGGTGAACTCACCCGCAGGGACGAGTTCAAGCCATTCCGGCAGTTGAGCGGGTGTCAGCTCATTGATGGGTTCTGGCAGGGAAAAACACAGCGCCAGCAGTTCCGGTTGCATGTCAGTCTCCGTCGTTTGGGGTTACTGACGGTCAGTATGCGGAAGGCAGAAAAAAAGCCGGATTTACCGGCTTCACTGAAAACGGGAAGAATACCCCCTTCAAAACCCCTTCAAAAACGCCACAGCGCCTTCAAAAACGTCAGAATGCACATTCACGCCATCAGAATAAAAAACGCGTTTCTGATGCATTTCAGGGGGATTTACGGCGGGGGGGGTATTCACTGTCAAAACGGGCCTGTTTTGTCGCCAGCTGGCGCGCCAGCTCCTGCTCACGGTTTATGCCGGGATTGTAGTTCCAGCCCGGATCAATCCCTTCCGGCACATCTTCCTCTTCGCCCGTGCGTTTGTTCACCCAGCGGACAGTTCTGATTTCCGGCGCTTCGGTGTGAATGGTGCTCTGTGCCGCCAGTTGCGCATATTCACCACGGCTGACCTGACGGATGGTGCATTTGCAGCCCCAGCCGTTAGGGGCAAAATGCGTCTGCCAGAACGGATGATCTACCGGCAGACACAGACGCGCCCATTTCACATGCTCCGCCCGGTGCTCGCGGGATGGCCCCAGCTCGTAAATCAGATACGGCATGGCCCGTTTTGTCCGCTGAATGCGTTCCCACTGGCCCGCTGCGCGGGCGGTGCGCATGTTGGTATCAAAAATCGTGCGGAGGCGGCGGTCGCTGCCCAGCTGTACGGTGCGCGTTTCTCCTGTCAGCGGATCATCCATCTCCTGTACGCCCCACCATCCGCGTTTTATCAGCAGCGGTTGCAGCGCCTCCCGGAACTCACTGAACGTCTGCCCGCTTTGCAGGGCGTCTTCCACAAGGGCTTTCACATCCGACAACAAATCCAGTTGCAGCATTTTTGCCACGGTGAAGCTGTTCCGGTGTTCTTCCCGCCACACATCCCGGTAATCAAAACCGGGGCGCAGCTTCTTCGCCTTCAGCCACGCCAGCGCCTCTTTCGGGATGAGGGTTTCACGCATGAGCAGTGTCTCCCAGTGCTCGCGCCTTAAAGCACACCTCTGCCAGTTGCAGGGCAAAGTCGTCCGCGTTCAGCGTTTCCTGAAGCTCAGGCAGGCGTTTCAGAAAGTCATCAAAACTGTCGCATTCCTGCGCCAGTGTCAGCACCGGGTTCGTGAACGCCTCGCCGGTTTTCTGCCAGTCACGCAGGGCATCATCCACCATCTGTGCCAGTTCGTCGGGGTGTTCCCGGTTCAGGGCGACGCGCTCACGGTTCATCGCCATATCACCTGGCACCCCGGCGGACACCGGATGCAGAACATCAGCCCCGTCGTCCGGTTCAGCCAGGCCGAACCGGTCCCGCAGCTCCGATTCCTGAACCCGCAGCCCCCGGTCAATCAGCGGCACCAGAGCATCTGTCAGCGCCTTCAGATCTTCTGCTTCACTGATACGCAGAACAACGCGGGGATAGTGCGCCTGTGGCCCGTAGTTGGCCTCGATGTAGGGCCGCACCAGATATTCATTCAGCGTGTTAGCCAGCTGCCGCGCGTCCCAGCGCACAATGTCCATGCGCACCTGATTGTGCACGTCCGCCTGTGAACGCGAACTGCCGTTATCCGTGGTCATGGTCTGCCCCAGCACAGCCTTACTGATTTGCGCATCACACCATTCCGCCATTTCACGGAACAGTGCGCCGCCGTTATTCCGGCTGGCGGTTTCCTGCATCTCCAGTTGCATGGACTGCGGAATGGCACACCCGGCATCCGAGGCAATGGACGCAATCGCGTCAATCAGTACGCGGATTTGCTCCTCCGTGGCGTTGGGACCGTATTTCCCTACCGTAACCGGAATGCCGAACTTTTCCGCAAATGCCCACCAGTCGCGCACGGTAAAGGATTTCAGCATGTACATTACCGCCACCAGACGGGCCAGACCGTTACGCAGCGGCAGACCGGATTTCAGACGCGGCTGGTGAACAATGAATTTTCCCGGTGTCAGCGGTACGCCATCCACCGGCTCATCGTCAGTCAGCAGGCGGAACTGGCGCAGCGTGGGCTTTTCGGCTTTCAGAAAACGGGGATCAACCCACTCATAATCACGGGGCACCCAGTGGTTGTTGCGGGTGTTCCAGAGAATTTCACAGACCGCCACACCTTTTCCCAGCCCGTCGAGCAAGTCAAACAACAGTTCGGGAATTTGCGGAGCGTCCATCAGCGCCCGGATGGCGTCCGCCAGCTGCACGTCGGCATCGTCATCACTGGCGGCAACCACCACCGGTTCGATACCGGCTACCGTCAGCTTGCGGGTGCGCAACACCGAAGCGTAATGCAAATCGCGTTCTTCCATCTCTTCGGCAAGGATAAAAAAATCACGTGTGATGCCGTCGGCGGCATTGCGCAGAATACCTGCCAGCCTGCCGGGATTCAGCCCGGAAGCGATACTGATGCCCGGCGAGGCCGAGCGCACCCCCGCCTGACGCGGACGGGCCTGTACTTCATCGAGCCTCTCTTTTTTCAGCGTATCTTCCTCACCGGTTGCCGGGTTCAGCAGACGGCGAACGGCTCCGGCCAGTTGTTTCAGGTTCACAGTAAACCTCCCTCATTTTTCAGGCCGCGTGTCAGCTTCATCTGGCGGCGCGTGTTGCCTTCTTCCGGTTTCGCCGGGCGGTTCAGGCGGTGCAGCTCGTAACGGTGGCAGTCATCCTTACTGGCAAGGAAGCCCAGGAAAATGGCCACAGCGGCGTCGCCGTGACGCTTGCGGCCATCACTACCTTTAGTACGGGCATCGTCAATGCCGGGAACACCACGCAGTAACTGAATGGCCCCGAGGTCATTGATCACGTCTTCATGCTTCGGAAGGATCAGCTCATCATCTTCAAACGCTGCACGGAAACGGGGCATGTTTTCGCGGTAGAACGCCACGGACAGCATCACCTGTTCCACCTCATCGCCGTACCGCTCCGCCGCCTGTTCTGCCAGATACTGACCATTCCCCCGTGCATCCATTTTGATACCGTCACGACGGGGCAGACGATCGCAAAGCCAGAACAGCACCTGCTCCTGCTGTTTAAACGGCACATTGCCAAGCTCAACCAGGAACGGCACCTCGCGGGTGGTGTCATCGTTCACCGTCACAGGGGCCAGTACGGTCAGGTCACCCGAACGCGCAAAGTCTTCCCCCAGACAGTGGCGCAGGTTCTTCGGGAGTTTTTCCAGCTCGGGGCGCACCACCGTTTCCAGCCATTCCCGGATATCTGCCCGGCGCTGGCTTTCCGTCAGTGCGTTAAATTCCGGTGTGCCGGTAAAGCGCAACACTTTCCCGGTGCCACGGGCCGCACGTTCACGCAGTGAGCGGGGGATATACGTGCCGCCGCCGTTTTTCGGGACGCAGTAGTATTCCTCCAGGGCGTCTTCGCGGGTGGCGGTATTTCTCAGCAGACCTTCTTTCCATTCCGCCTCGGCCTCCGGTGACCACACCATGCCGCGCACCTGACAGATACGCCGGTACAGCCCGTCATTGCAGGCGTCATCCAGCGTGATGGTGTGAATGCGGTAATCCCGTTTTCCTGTGCGGCTTTCCTGAATCAGCTGGTTAAACAGGTTGTCCACGCCGTCATGGGTGGAAATAAGGCGAATTTTGCCGCCCCATGTTTTCAGCGGCAGCACCGCCTTCAGCAGCTCGTCCAGTTTTTCATGGAACGCGGCCTCGTCGATGGTGACATTCCCCTGCATCCCGCGAATGTTGCTCGGGTTGCTGGACAGTGCCTTGACCTTAAAACCGCTGGCGAAGTACACGACGAACGTCAGAATGTCCTTGTCTTCGTCGGTGATCACTTCCTCGCAGATTTCTTCCGCTGCCGCATTAAACGCTTTCGCCCACATCGCCACGGCGTCGATAAATTCGCGGGCCATCTCCTTATTCGAACCGATATAAAAGTGATCGCGCCCGCCGAATTCCTTCTTCAGCGATGCCGTCAGTGCCGCATCTGCCGCCTCCGCCCAGGTTAAACCGGTACGGCGGGGTTTCTCGGCAATTTTCAGGTCGGCATCATCCGCCACCCAACGTTTCTGATACGGCAGCAGAACATCGGATTCACTGAACGTGTTCATCTGTGTCATGCGCTAATCCCCAGAAGTTCACGTTTGATGGTGTCAGCCGCACCACCTGACAGACCGCCCGTTCTGACCAGTTCTTCGGTTTTCTCTGCCATCTCCTGCGCAAACGCATCGCGGATCGCTTTCTCGCGTTTATGGCTGGGCATGGCTGCCGCTTCCAGACGCTGGGCAACCAGCGCCAGTTGGCCCAGCGCCTTCGGTGCAACGGGCTTGTCGTCTTCTGCCATCGACATGGACGTTTCAAAGGCCAGCGTTTTTACAAACTCCATCAGCAGCTTGCCGACGTCTGATGTTGGCGCGGAACCCAGCTTTGCCGCCCAGACCTCGGCCATCTCGCGGGAGGCGCGGATTTTGGCCCCGACTTTTTCCATACGGCTGGCATAGCGGTTTAAGCCCGTCCGGCTTAACTGCATCTCTTCCGGCAGGTTGTGTTCGTCAATCAGGGCGTTGATGGCTTCGCGGATTTCTTCCTGCGTGTGCCGCTTTTCCCGCAGCATCTGATGTAACTGCTCCCGGATGCTGTCCGGGAGTAAATCCACTTTGGAAAGACGGCCACGGGTGGGGCGTTGTTCATTTTCCATCTTCAGACCTCTGCGTTTTCAGACCGGCGTATATTTCTTCACGAACGGACTGAATATCCTTACTTAACAGCTTCCACAGCCGCGCACATGCCGGTGATGATCGCAGGGCGCGTTTCATGGGGGTATCCGGTGCATCCGGGTTCCAGGGCTTTCCTGTCTGTTTTTCGTATGCACGGACAATGGCGTTTTGCTCAATATCTGCCAGCACAAGGCAGTACGCCAGTTGCCGCACGACGGCCCGTTCTCCGCGACTTAACGGCTTCAGTTTTCGGGCCATGCTCAGTCCCTCGCACGGGGTTTTTTAACGCCCGGAACGCTGGACAGGCCGTTTGCCACATCCTCGCCGCTGCCGGTGATTTCAGCCACGTAACAGCCGCCCACATCAGACAGACGAACCAGCCCCTGCTCGCGAAGCCATGCAAGCTGAGTGCGCACCACATCACGGGATACCTTATGACCGTAAGCCTGAAGGCAGGTCTGCAACACGGATTCATTCGCGCTGTCGCCACAGTCCAGCAGGGAACGCAGTAACACCAGACGACGGTCTTCAGTGAGGATCTCTTTCATCGCCATTAATTTTTTTCCTTTAACTCGTTCTCTAATAACAAATCGCTGATGCGGGATACCTGGCGGATGGATGGCCCCAGTTCTTTGATTTCTCCCCGCAGATTGCTGATATCCAGTTGCAGGCGGTGGAACTCATCACGGTCAGGTAAATGGTGTACCTGGCTTTCCATCACCGACACGCGGGAACGGAGTGAATCAAACTCTTCACGTTTGACGTAGGTTTTCGCCAGTATCAACTGAAGCAGGTTTATTCCTGTCATCAGCAATGCCCACAGAATGGGCCAGTTGGCTCTGATCATTTCCCAGGACACGTTTTCCTCCTGCGTTCCCGAATATGCTGACAGTCAATACAGGTCACCACATCCGGCAGCGCCGCAAGGCGTTGTGCCGGAATAACGTTCCCACAGTCATTGCAGCAGCCCCGACTATGGGGCGCTTCTTTTGTCCGCGTCTGCCAGGCGTTAACGACGCTCTGACGTTCGTTCATAACCACTTCACTGATGCGGTCGATTTCGTCGGTCATTTCGGCCCCGCAGAGATTTTGTGACGGCTCGATTTGCTGTACCGGGCAAAGCCGTCCATGGTTCTTACTCCGAGATAGCCCAGCGCCGGGGTAAGCAACATCAGCGTGATATCCCAGTCCGGTGACGGCATATGCAGTGTGATACCTCTGGCACCGGCAATGGCTCCGGCAATCTGGCCACAGGAGAGCAACAGCACATAGGTCAGACTGCTGTAACAGGAAAGACGGGCCAGCAGCGGGCGCGTCTGGCGCACATAGCTGTCCGCAGCGTTGTCACCATTGCGGATGGTTTCCTGCTGTTCGTGATGCGCGGCCTGCTCGTCAGCCAGCACCAGCTTCTGCCGTTCCACCTCAAGCTGTTGTAACTGGACTTTCAGCGTTTCCAGTTGCATCAGTTGCTCCGGTGACAACGCCGTCAGTTGTTGTTCCAGAATGCGTTGCTGTTCGGTAACCGGCAGGCTTTCCCGGACGCTTTCCACCATACCGGCCACCGAGTCAGCGGCGGCAGATGTGCTACCACCAAACCAGCGCCCGACGGAACGAATCAGCCCCGGCCCGGCTTTCAGCAGAACAGAGGCGATGCCTGAAAGGGTTAACGGATCCACGGGAAACCTCCATACAGATAACGCTGAAGACAGAGCAGACCGCCGCAACTGCCACCACACAGCCAGAACACCGGATGCACCGGTGACATCATCATCAGCGAGCCGAAGACGCAGCAGAAATATCCCAGCGCCCAGACCACCCATGACCACACGATGATGTGGCGACCAAAAGCCCGGTAACGGACCTCAGGCAGCAGGCGAAATGACGCATTCCCGAGGCTTGCGCTGTATGAAAACAACACCACCCCGGCAAAGGACAACAACATCAACACGAACGATCGCCAGCCACATAACATGCTGATGATGAACATGCAGAGTGTCAGTCCGGCCAGCGGCCATGGCGTTCTCATCAGTCGGGAACAAATCAGCCAGTCACACGGTTTTAAAATTTTGTTCATTACCTTTTTCCACATTGAATTTTTCCCTGTACTTCTGGCACTGCCAGAAAATGTCCCGTGTATCCACGGAGTTCCAGCCACGCATGTAGTAGCTGGCGTGTGTACCGTCATGACCGGTATAGTCCACCGGCTCTGGCGGCGGACCTCCGGCCATACGATGTAAAACCTCCTGACGCAGGCGGTCACGCCGCCCGGCTCTCAGCGAGGCATCCCAGCCTTTACCCATATCACCCCCGCGTGGCGGACATGATGCCTAAAGGGGTATCGATGATTTCCAGACAGGCGTCGGTCAGCTTTTCCATGCGGTTAAACCAGCCGTTCAGGTATTTACCCTGGGCGGGTTTTGACTTGATGATGTCGGCATAAAAGCGGGAACGACGGACAATGCAGCGGGCCAGCAACCAGTCCGGGGTGGACAGACTCACGGCCTTACGGGTACGCGGGCCGATGATGCCGTCAGCATCCACATCAGCGGCTTCCTGCAAAATCCTGATAGCTTTTTTAACGCCATGCTGAACGGCTGCATCGAACACAAAGATCGCCACGCCATCAGGCCACTGATCACATCCGGCAGGCAGCCAGTAATCGCGCCAGTAAATCTGCGCGACCTGTTCGCGGGTTAAATCCCTGATGCGGGTATCCGGTTTACCGTCGCCGCTGACATCGGTTTTGCCGTCAATCACACCGTCGCGGCGGTCAGAAATGCCGTATTTGGTTTCGCCGCCACGGTCAGTGGGGTCATTGACATAGACGCCTTCGATATCGGGACGCTGAATAAAATTCAGCGCATGTTCAAAGGCCGGGGAGAATTTTTGATTTTCCATAAAAGCACCTGTGAAGCAGATTTAAACGTGGTCTGCTTCATAGTGCCGGAGGCATAAAAAAAGCCGGATTTACCGGCTTCATTGAATTAAAAAAGATGACTACTCATCACCTTTGATGGAGCAATCTATCATCATATTTTTCCCCATAGGGAGAAACTTTGTCTGAATGTGAAAGCCCAGAATCTTATACGTTAGTCCGTAACCTTTAACTTTTGCTGCGGAAGCCACCATGTCAATAACTCGTTCCTGCTGTTCTTCAGTTAATTGACCAATTACAGATTCAACAACCCGCGAACATGCAGCAAAGGAGGGCAGAGCGCCTACAGGATTATCATCAAAATCTTTTACAGTCGTCGTTGAACTAACGACCTTATTATTAATCATAAACAATCCAAACTTGCTGTGAGCAGTTTCGGTTCCACCGTTCTTAATTGAATCGCCCCCTTTAAGAGGCTTCCAGCTATTTAGTGCAATGAGGTCTTTTTCGGCCAGGCGTTTTTTGATTACCTCTTCAGAGGGCAGCTTTGCCGCATTAGCGCAAAATACGCTCAGTAAAAACATAAGAGGAAAGTATTTCATGGCTCATCCTTAAATAGTTGCATTTGATATTTTCCACGCTCCAGCCTTCGCATTCTTTTGATGGCCTGATATACCGTTTTGTAGGTCACTTTGTAACGCTGCACCAACTCTGCTACGTTTTTTCCATCAAAATCACGCCAGATGCGCATGTCTCTGATCAGATTTTCCAGTATTTTCCCTTTCGGAACATATACCTGAATCCCTCCGATATGATTGCAAATTGCCACTACCAGCTCAAGAGAGTGGGCAGGGTTAACACCAAGCCTTATCAGTTCCTGTCGCAGCAGAGCATTCAGCTCTGAAAGTAGCGCCGGGTAAACATATTTTTCCTGATAATCGTGAAGATATTCCAGAACACTGTCGTCCCGGAAGTCTTCGAATAAATCCTGCTCTTTCATCTGTTTCATACAGCAATTCTCCCGCTGTTTCGTGCGCGGGCATACGCACTGGTCAGTGCATCATAGCCGCGCAGCTCCCGCCCGGTTTCGCTCACAGGTAAAGGCACACCATGTCGGGCAAAGGCGTCCCGGATGCAGCGCATATGCCACTGTTTGAGCGTTTCGAGCACAACCTGCAACGATTCCCCGTGACACCAGGCCAGAGTGGAAACACCCTGACCGCCATTACGTCTGGCCGTCAGGCGTTCAACGTATTTGTCCAGCGCGGCGTCGCTGATATCGGAAACGAAACCATCAAGAAACATCTGCTGCCAGATTTTGTAAATCTTCTCGCGTGGTGTGACATGCCCCTTAAAGCGACGGCGGGGATGTTTTTTCTGCTTCTTAAAACCGCGCTCTTTCATGGCATCGAGCACCTGTTCCAGTTGTGCGACGGACAGTTCGCGGCAACTGGTTTTGCCTGTGCACTGCACCAGAAAGGCGCGGTAAGTGTCATCGTCGAGTTGTAGATCACGCCGGGCGACATGAATTAATTTAATCAGGGATGTGCGACTCATTTTGCCCCATCTCCTTCATGCAGTGTTTTTCCACCCATGCCACACGACCAAGATTCAGGTGACACCTTTCAAACCTGCACTCTTCCTTGTAGTGCGCGCTGTCCTCATTGAAAGGCAATAATTCATCCAGTCCGTTCGCGATAAAATCTGTGCGCAATTGTTCTGCTGCATCTTCGCCGTATGCTCCGATGGATTCGAAATAACTATAAGCATTGCTACATAATCCAAAATACCGGACAAATAATTCCCCCTCTGTTTCTGGTGCACCATTTTTTAACCACTGGTTATAGGCGACATAAAAATCATAAAGATGTTTTCTGGTAGTGACAGATGTGGATTGAATTTCATTTTTCTCTGCGTTATTCATTTCGTAATACCTCTTCGCAATAAAAGATTTCACTGGATGCCAACCGCTACCGGAGCCGGTGAATAATCAAGAATGAGATAGCGCAGGACGTGGTCGGTGATATTCCAGCCACTGGAGCCACAAATAAAACGTCCCAGCCGGATATCGATATACGCCATCACAAAACGGGGCATTCCCTGTTTGCACATCTCGTCGCCCACTTCTGCAACGATGTAAACCGACTCGCAGGTCAGTACGCCTGTCGCAAATTCTTTTGCCAGTGCCGGAATAGCATTGCCTTCCAGCCAGGGCAAAGAGCGGCGGAACGCGCCATTGAGCATCATCAACATCGGGATGTTCCGTTGTTGCGTTTCGTCTTACTGGCGGCGTCGGACGAGGGCGCGGAACGTCATAAAATCCGTTGCATTCTGTCAGCATTCCGGCATCAACCGCATCACGCAGGAAATACACCATTGACGAGGGAGGCATCTTCATTTTTTCAGCCAGAACGCCACAGGTCAGACGCCCGTAAGCCCGTAGTAATGTGCTGACACCGTTCAGAATTTTTGCATCAATCATTTTTTATTTCTCAGATATCAGATTCAGGCGCGAGCAATCCCCTGACGCATCGCGCCATAATTAAAAGAGTGTGAATTAATTAAATATTAATGGTGGTATTAAATACCGGCTTCCTGTTCAAATGGAATAATAGAAAAATCTTCAATGCCCGATTTAACTGTAATTCCGGCAACACCTGCGACCGCTTTCGGCTCCAGTAAAATCGCCTCCTTGTTGATTTCCTGTTTCGTGCGAATAAAACGTTGCAGGCCAAGACGCTCCAGCGTTTCCATTACCGCATCCACACCGCGAATACTTACTGATGGTGGGCGCTGACGCCATGACACATCACCGGTGACCAGGTTTGCCGTCTTCACCTTGCCGCCGTTCGTCAGTTCGTCACGGTTCGCTTCACACCATCCCTGAATGCCTTTTGAAAGGGTTTCAATACTGGTTTTAAGTGGCGCAATCTGTGAGGCGTATTTTTCTGTAATCTCGGCGATAGCGTCATTCATTTCCGTTTCAAGTCGTGCTGCTTCGCGTTGCAGGTCACCAATCCGGCGGATATCACATACCACGGCATCTCGGGATTGCGGAACATAAGTCGCTGCGGCGTTCCTGATTCGTTTTGCTGACTTAGCCATATAAATAAAGCTCCTGTTAATTAATATTCGCTGTATACAATACTGGATACAGCACGATTGCTTAATTCCATCTTTTGGGCAATGACATGAATAGCCAGCCCTTCTTTATAAAGTTCACGACACAAATATTTGTCGCGCTCACTGATTTTGTATACACACAACGATATTCCGTACCTTCTGGCATGTGCCCGGAGAGCGGTTGTGGCAACGTTCAGTTTTTTCGCCATTTCCTCGACGGTCATTTTCCCGACACTGGCTTCGATAAATTCCCGGTCTTCGCGTGACCAGCGTTTACGATTGCACTTCATTCCGGTCACCACTCAGTACAACAGGGGGGCGCGCAGTGATGCCGGAATATGCCGCAGCGATAACTGAACCGCTTTCAGGGCAAGGGAAGAATACGTCCCCTGCGTCCAGCCATTCGCCATTCGCCGGTAATCGCGCCAGATGTTCTGCCACTGCTCCCGTGCGTCCGGGTCTGACGCGCTGATGTATTCGCGGTCCATGACGTATTCCCATAAATCCACATTGAAAGCATTGCCAAACGTAATGGCGCGGAATACCGCCTCTCCGCAATAACGCGCACAAATGCTGTAATGGTCAAATGCAATCAGGTAAGTCTTTTCGCCATACCCCTCAACTTCGCGCGCGCAAATAAACTCGCGTAAGTCTCCGCCATTGTTATTACGCATTTTGATTCGAATTAATGCCTGGATTTCGTTTCTGATTCTGGCGTTCATTGTCAGCGTTCCTTTCAGTGACGTGTTCCTTAAACTGTCGTTGTTGTGACACTGCCACCCGTGATGACGCCGTCATTTTTCAGAATTTCAATGGCCTCATGGGTTGACTCGCAAACAATATCCCGACTTTTTTCCAGAACCAGTAACGCTACCATGCCAGCGAGTGTACCTTTATCGCCGTCCAGCTCTGCACTGTGTTCTACGTTAATACTGGTACGTAAACGCTGCCCTTTAACTTCAGATGTCGCATTTTTGATTTCGATAATGACTTTTGCCATTTTGTTATTCCTCACAAATAAATAAGCCGTTATTAACGCCAGATAATCTGGCAACCATTAAGGCGGGCCGTCCATACGGAACGGGCAACCCCTGATTTATGCTCCATAATCCTGACAGCGTTTCTGACCAGCTCCGGTGGTGGGCAGGTAATTTCAAGCACCGGACGGGCCACGCCGAGATATGATTCATTTACGTGACTCCCGTGCGCCTGTAACCAGTTCTGCGCATCCGTTGCCATTTTTATATTTCGTGACATCATGGTTTATGTCCTTTACTACCAGTTCAGTAATTTAGGGTTGCTGTAAGCCTCCTTAAAAGCCGCCTTAATGTGACTTTTATTCAGGGATGAACCGGCACCTTTCGCCGCCAGCCACGCATGATTCAGTGTGTGAGTCAATACACGCAATCCCCCGGGCTTTTCGGCTACCCTCATCAGCAGGTCCAGCTCATCTTCCTGTGTTACTCCCCATGCTTTGGCTACAGCCATCACATCAGTCTTTTTCACTTTGCGCAGTTGTTTTGTCATGGCAAAACGGCTGAACAGACGGGCCAGTTCATCAGTCCCACGACGGGTGGCATCCGCCATCTGTTTCGGGTTGCCAATTAAAACCATCCCCACGCCAGTGGCATCCTGAATGGCGCGTAATTGCTCCAGACCATCCACACTTAAGTGATCAGCTTCATCAATAATCAGCAGGGGGTTAACACGTCCACTGGTTTCTTTTCCACCGCCCAGTTTTCTGCGAATGGCGCGGGTTATATTCCCCTTATTTCTTCCCGGATTATTAATTTCCAGCGCATATGCTACTTCAAGGAGGCATTCCGTTACGCTCGAATGTGCCGGAGCAAGAGTCACCATCCAGGCATTAGCTGTTTTGCGGCAATATTCCCGGGCAGCAAAGGTTTTTCCGACACCCGGTACGCCAACAACGACACTGATAATCCCGAGTGAGCGCACTGTTTTAAACAGCTCATGCAAATCACAAAATGTCTGGGTCTTCACAACGCCGGGGGCACCTGACAAATTCTGCCCTTTCTGCCATACCCGATACCATTCCTGTAATTTGTCATACATGCCTTCAACATTGCCTCTGTACTTTCCTTTGCGAAGATCAGAGAGAGTTGCCGGAGACATTCCGGCTTCATCAGCAATATCTTCCTGAGACTTGTCGCCCTCGTTAATCAAAGCGTTAATAGTGTTGAAAACATCATCAATATCAGTCATAGTATTTCCTCCATCATTACAGATTTACTTTGTTTTCCTTGTTTAACAGTCCGTTACCGCGGACTGTTTTTTATTCAGGCCAGCGGATCATCTTCTTCCTGCATGGCAAAAAGTTTTTGCATCCCCAGCCTGAAATCGCGTTCAAATTCTTCGTCATGCTCTTCTTCATATTCCGGTTGCTGAACTGCCACCACATTACCAACCGGGCGATAAACATTATCCAGCCAGGGTTCGGCCTGTTTGTGTTCCAGAATCTGAATACCTTCATCTTCAGCATCACGAATTTTTTCCTCAGCACGTTTGCGCATTCCTTTAATACGCTGCTGCTGTTTGTGATATTCCGCACTGACAGGGAAGGCTGCGCGTTTATTCCCGTTCCATATCGCCTCACAGATAAAGCTGTCGTCCTTACGTCGTACCGTAATTCGCTCGGCATCGTGAATGTCATAGCTGATAAGTACCTTACGGCCATGTTCATCACGCAGCTCTGGCGCGTAGTAAATATTGTTCAGCCACTGGATTTCGCAGCGTCTTACCGGACGCTCCACCATCGGGCGGAACATGTCGCGCAGCTCAAGATCACTCAGCCACTCAATTTCAGTGTCTTCTTCCGCTAAGCGTTTTTTTCTGAACTCTGCCGGGCTGTAATGCCGCCCGTTCGGTTTCATCGGCAGCTCAGAATGCGGGCGGTTGTTGTACCATTCCACGCCTTCACGAATAGCCTCGATAAGTTCCGCCCACGATGGCAGCTCGCGCATTGCCGCTTTCTGGCGGTCGTTCAGTGGCTTGTCCTGTTGCAGGGTGTTAAACGCTGAACGCAGATCACGGTTAAGTACACGCAACGATTCCCGGTCAGCACCTTTGCCAAAATAGGTGCGATACCTCCTGGCTATACGCATCGGCAGCGTCCGGTTCAGGCGTTCAATAATGCCGCGCCCCTGTGGATTACCGGCAATACCGGTAGGGTGTTTAATCCCCAGACGGGGCAGAATCCCTACGACCTCTTTGTCCAGCATGTCAGCCGTTTCACCAGAACCGTTATCCGAGTAATACAGAAACGGTTTTCCGTGGTTGCGAATGCCATGCCGTATCGCTCCGGCAACAGCGAACACGTTCTCGGCAAGATCAAGACTCCAGCCAACCACAAACCGGGTTCCACCGTCGATCACAAACGTGACTTCTGGTGAGAATGGACGTCCGTGGATCGGATGCGCACATTTCAGCTTCATACCGTGACCGTCACCAATCCAGACATAATTCACTGGCATAACTGTCCAGTCGCGGCGGGGGAACCCTTCAAGCTGACGGGATTCACTGCCGGTAACGCGTCCTTTTTGTTTCACCACTTCCGGCAATTTCTTCATGGCATAACGAACCACATCGTAAGAAGGCATCACCTCCAGCATGTACGGTTCGTCTGCATGGCGACACTGCCATTCCGCGACAAAATCCTCGTAGGCTTCTGACATAGGTCTGCCGTTAGCCTGGCGATACTGCGCCAGAAACTCAGGCAGCCAGCTGATTTCCTCGACTTTCACTTCGTCGCGTTTACCAGGTGCCAGTAACAGCAACCTTTCAGCGGCGTTTTGTGCTTTGTTAAATTCAGCTACCCAACGTTTGAGCGTAATTGCGCTCAGTGTTCGCTCTTTCCCTTTACGGGCATTAGCAGTAATGGCCAAAGATTCCAGACGTTCTTCCAGGTTACCCTGCGCTAACCGAGACACAATAAAACGTATAGCGCTGGCACAACTGAATCCCGGCTCCTGGCTGATTCGCAGAACTTCACAGACAAGAGCAATGCGCGCTTCTGCAACTTTACGTTGATTTTCCGTAAGCGCATTCAGACGCTCTTCTACCAGTTGTGGCGAACCGCGATATGCCTCAACAGGCTGTACAACATTTTGTTTGCGTTCACGCTTTACAGGAGGCTGGGTAGTTATCTCCTGCGGTGCGGTTGCCATCAGTTGAGCTACATGGCGCTCACGTAACGCCCGCTGTGTAACCGGAGGGAGGCAGTCGATGCTGTATTCAATGGTTTTTGAACCCGCACGTTTGCGCCTGAAATGCTCAGATGAGGCCAGTTTCCTTATGGAATACCGCACCCCTTGCGCAGTTCCCGGCATACCTGGTAGCCCTACAAGCTCATTAACTGACACAAACATTTTTATGCCACCTTACGAGCGTAACGGCTGGGCCAGATCTCCTCCGGCGCAACACCAATAGCATCAGCAATAATGCGCTCATATTTGGGGCATTTGCGGTACAGGGCATTCTTTAACGAATCCTGGTTTAAACCGGCTTCAATGGACAGAGCGCGTAAAGTAAAACCTTTTACATGCACCGCCGCGACAACATGCGCGGGGTGCCAGTCCTGCTTAACAACTTCATTTATAGACATCAT